CAGGTACGCCAGTATATTTTTCAACTTGATCAAAGATCATTTGCTTAGTGATAATAGCGCCTTCATTACCAAGTACCTTTTGCTTTGCGCAGGCTGCGTCAAGCAAGTCAATACTCTTGTCAGGATTTTTACGATCACTAATATAGCGTGTAGCACTTTCTACAGCAGCACCGATTGCATCCTCATGAATATTGACACCGTGGAAGTCATTTAGTCGTGCTGCCAGACCTGATAGAATACGCTTAGTGCTTTCTACGCTAGGTTCATCTACAGTTACCTTAAAGAATCTACGCATCAACGCACGATCCTTTTCAAAGCTTTCGTAGAAATCTTCCCATGTAGTTGAAGCAATAACCTTCAAGTTACCCTTAGTAATTGCAGGCTTGATCATGTTACTAAAATCAACGCTACCGTTATTTGACGATCCAGCGTTCTTCATAGTGTGTGCTTCGTCAATAAACAGAATTGCTTTTTTCTTGGCACTCAATGCTTCAATAACGTTCTTGACCTTTTCTTCAAAGTCACCACGATATCGTGATCCTGCCAACAAACTTGCAACTTCAAGACTATACAATTCATAGCCCTTGAGGAAGTCAGGAACTTCTTCTAATACGATTGATCGTGCGATGCCTTCTGCGATTGCAGTCTTACCAACGCCCGGATCACCTACCATCAATACGTTGCTCTTGAAACGCTTTGCTAGTACGTTGATGATGTCATCAATTTCTTGTACACGACCAATGACTGGTTCGATCTTGTCCATACGAGCCAACTTAGTGAGGTTAGTTGTGTACTCTTCAAGAATTTCGTCTGCTTGAGTCTCTGTGAGATTTTGCAGATGTTCGGCACCCTTATAAGTTTTCTGCCAGTGCTGCAAGAAATCATTCTTGTTAACACCATACTTCAACAGGAAGTAGTGCGCATGACTATTGCCCTCAGCAGCAATACTCAAATACAAATCAACAGTAGTTACTTGTCTACGACCAGTAAACAATACTTGGGTAACGCTACGATTCATCACACGCTCTAAACTATTAGTCTTGCGTGGATTTACATCCTCTTCCTTTGATTCAATAGCATGTAGACCTGCTACGTATGCGCCGACTTCATCAGCCATTAATTCAGCATCTACACCATAACTCATCAAACACTTTTTAAATGGTTGGAACGTAATTAGTGCCAACAGCAAATGCTCAATAGTAACATATTCATGATTATGTTCCTTAGCATAAGCAATAGACTGTTCGATGATGTTTTCAATTTCGGGTGAGTTATTCATTTGTGTATTTAATTTCCTCTATTACGTAAAATACTATCAATTATATCGTCACTTATATTATCAGGAATGTAGGGTTTTAACAAGATTAACTGGTCGCCGTAGTTACCAGAATTCATAATTGGCATACCCTGTCCTGGCAATCGTATATGCATGTAGGGTTGTGTTTTGGGTTTAATTTTAACCAATAGTGTTTTTCCTGCTATTGTTTGAAAATTAAACTCTGTTCCTACTATTAAATCTAATACAGAGACAACATGATTTGTTACCAAATCATTTTGTCGTCTTTCAAACTTTAAATCGGGTAAAACATTAAACTGTACCAATAAGGAAGAATTAGGTAGTAAGTTGTCATAACGTATTTGTGTTCCATGCATTATACCTTTTGGAACATTTATTTCTACTAGTTTGCTTTCGACTTCATTTTGAATCTTTAAAGTCTGTGTAGAACCATTATAAGCATCTAGTAACGATACGTTGATTCGTGTTCTATAAACCTGTCTATTGTTGCGCGGTCCTTGTTGTCCCTGACCGAACATTTGGTTAAAGATATCATGTATATCCATACCATCAACATTCCACTGAAATCCTCCAGGAAAGCCTTGAGGTTGTGGATTATCATATTGAGTTCTTTTTTGTGGATCACTTAGTACGGCGTATGCTTCTTGTATTTGTTGGAATTTGGCTGTGTCGCCGCCCTTGTCAGGGTGATGTTGACTTGCTAATTTGCGATAGGCTTTTTTGATTTCATCAGGTGTGGCTGTTTTGCTCACACCCAATACGGCATAGTGATCCATGCTTTAGTATAGTTTATATTGTATGTAATGTCAACCTATATTATCGTTTTCAGTTTTAGGTGTGACTTGAAACTTACCTGCAAATTTTTCTAAACCAGTAAAACCCAATCCAGAAATAACGATCCACATCATACTATCATACAATGATTGTGTAATTTGATAAGTGGTAAATAGATCAACAAAGAATCCAACCATGCAGCAAATAAAAGCTAATAATGCTATAACACGTTTGCTTGACAATGCTGAAATATCATCACTATCGGCTAACATTGTTTTTAAGTTTTGCATGAATGACATAATCTTATCCTCGATTTTTAACTGCCATTGATTTTAATTTACCCAGCATGTTAGAAGGTTTTTCTTCTAATTTTTTAGCTTTCAATGGCTGATTTATTTCGACTTTTTTTGTTTTAGAAATTGGCAAGCTAGATACTGGTATCGTAATTGGATCTGTGATAGGGCGCATTATAATCCTGCTAATGATTTTACGTACCTTGTATACTCGTTATCTTCAAACATTTTCTTTTCTGGAATGTTTGCTATCTTTCTAAATTCGTTTAATTCTTCTTCGTGTTCTTTGTCTTTTCTATATTCGTGTGGCGATAATTGTATTATTTGTTTTAACACATCTTCATCGGCATCATAATCTTCATCATTAATTTGGATAGTATAATCTTTTACTTTGATATCAGTTAATGTTTCTAGGTCTTTAAGAATTTCAATGATTCTTTCTGGTACCGTAGTTCTGCGTTTCATTTCAGCGAACACTAACCACTTGCCTGGTTCGATTTCGCCATCACTTACACTAGCATCTAAAATATAATCGTAGCCTATTTCTAACCAATTTACTAAATCATTTGCTGCTAGTTTACTGTTAACAATAAAGGTGATAGTAACAATTTCACTATCCTTACCCATCTTTGCAGCATATTCGTCAACTGTCAATTTAGGTTCGACTTGACCTTTAAGGTCATGATAATCTAAACCTTCATTTAAAATCTTATTGGTCATATTAAATTCCTGGCGGACCTATGTTCGGCTGACCTGCTGCTAATGCGTTTTCTGCTTCATTCTCAGGTTGCTCTTCCTTTGTATCGTCTTTATCTAAATCTTCGTCGTATGCTTCATCCAACTCATTGAGATCGATAGTTTGATCAGCTAGGTCAATACTTCCTTCTTTAATGTCATCCATCAATTCGAGAGGTATAGTGATTTTTACAAACCATACTTTTCTTTCTACTGATTTAGGGTAATTTGTACCTTGTTCCAAATCGTCATAATTCTTAACTTCTACTGGTACTTTAACTTTACCTTCTGCAAAGTCAATATCACAACCTATTGATAATAGTCTTTTTGCGCCACGTGGATCTGGCATTAGTTTATATGGCCACATGAACATACAAGTAACATTATAGCGACCAATGTCAGGGCCCTGTACTAATTCGCCCAGTAGCCAGTTTTTAAAAGCATATACATCTGATTCGTCTAAAACGCGCTCAAAATCCAATAGTACAGACATAGCACCGTCGCTAGTCATTATGCCTTTAACAGTACTGACTATACTAGTGAAGTCTACATCGTTGAAAAAATCATCTGCTACTTTATGGGTCATATTGTATTTATCTGAGGCTAAAAGGAATATTAATTAGGTATCACTTTGCAGGTATATTATTTATCAAAAAAACGTATGGTATTTGTACTGCAATATTACACTATTGTAGGCCGTAAATACTTATGGGATTGAAAAATATCCTTCTATAAAGGAGACTTTACATTGAGTAAAAGAAAAACTGGCGCTTTGAGAAAAGAGCAACAGAAGCAGCATAACCATAAATCAACTAATCAGTTTCAAATTTATGAAACAAAAACAATAGATTTTAACCAAGAATACAAAAAACAACGTAAACCAGTAGAACTGCTACCGCAGTCAGTCAATCAAGAAAAATATATACTATCACTTATCGACAGAGACTTAGACATCGTAGTTGTATCCGGTCCAGCTGGCACCGGTAAGACGTACTTAGCGATGCTAGCCGCGATCAAGTCCCTAAGACAAGGCGACTGCGATAGAATCATATTGACTAGACCTGCGGTAGCGGTCGATGATGAAAAGCACGGGTTCTTACCCGGTGATTTGAATAGTAAAATGGAACCGTGGGTGCGTCCATTACTAGACGTACTGCGTGAATTTTACTCAATGAAAGAAATAGCCCACATGTTAAATGAGCAAATCATTGAAATCACTCCACTGGCATTTTGCCGTGGTCGAAACTTTAAGAACAGTTGGGTCATACTTGATGAAGCACAAAATGCTACACCAAGTCAAATAAAAATGCTATTGACACGTATTGCCGAAGGTAGCAAGATCGTGGTAACAGGTGACATCGAACAAACCGACAGACGAACCGCAGACAATGGTCTATTAGACTTGACCAGCAGATTAAAAGACAATCCTGTATACGGTATCGGTGTATGTGAATTTGAGACTAAGGATATAAGACGACATAGAATGATTGAACACGTTCTAGACTTATATCGATAATAAAAAACGGGGAATTATTTCCCCGTTTTCTTTAGTGCGAATTGTGCTTCCTTTTCTAATTGTTCAATTAGAACAGGATATACTTTCCTATAATAATTTGCTAAATCGTCAAATGAACGCTCAGGGCGTTTACCTTCGACAACAAACTTTTCAATTTTTCTATTAGTAAAATCCATAATCAAATTACAACTTTGCAAATCAGCAGGCTTACAACGTTTGCTTACTACAACCTGCTCATCAATTTGACCGCCGGGCTTTCTAAAAAAAGTAACTAAAAAGTATCGCATAGTTTATTGTTTATCAAAAGTCAAATCAATAGTTCCACCTTGCTCAAACTCATTCCAAGCAAGGATTTCTTTGCCACCGTTAGATGTTTGTACGAATACAACTCCATTAGCATTAGCAGTCATTTTGATAGATTGACCGTTTGGATCCATCCAACCACGATCTACCCATACACCAGCAGTTGGTCCAAAACTTGCACTTCCTTGCATGAACCATACATTTTGCTGTTGCCAGAACTTCAATGCGTTAGTATTGTTTGGGTCACTAGTAGTGTTTGACCAACTCTGTCCAGGACTGATAGTTGCTAAATCACCTGTTGTATTGTGTGTGACAGTGATATTATAATCTGTATTGTTGTGAATATTCAATGTTGCTTGCCATGACATAGTATGTCTCCTTTGCTCTATTTAATTTATAAAGTTGTTAGTTCAATAATAGTTGCTGTTAGACTAATCTCTGGAATACCAACTGATGGCAAACTAGCAAGACCATTACGAATAACAACTATAGCGCGATCTTTTTGTTCTTGTGTTTTACCCCACATATCAAGATTGCTGTACATCCAAGTATAGATATCTTCAATTCTAGTAGGATATAGTGAAATATAATGTAATAGTTCTTGACGAGCTTCCATTACCTTTCCTGATTTAAACAAATCAATCGTTCTGATCAAAAGTTCATCTTCTGTGTTTCCCTCTGCATGGGGAGGCAAAAGTTTACCAGTTACGCTATTAACCTGTAACTGATTTAAACATTTGCGTAGATCAGGATAAGTTGCGCGTACATACGTATCTAAAACATCAAGATCAAACTCGACATTTTCTGTTACAAGAACAGTCGCAGCCCTGGCTGTGAATTCAGTCATATCAGTTTTGCTAATATGAAACTCATTACAGCGACTCTTGAGTGCAGGAATGATCTTGTGTCTATAGTTACAAGTGAGGATATAGCGTACTGTTTCGTGATACGCTTCCATATCATTTCTCAAAGCTGCTTGCGAGGCTTGTGTTAGATAATCTGCCTCGTCTAACAGCACTACTTTGAACTTGCCAAACGGCATAGTCTGCACGAAACTGTTGATCTTTTCACGCAACATGTCAATGCCATTTTCGCGTGAAGCATTAATTTCTAATACATCATAATCAATGATACCAAGTTCATTGATGAGAACTTTTGCTAGAGTAGTTTTACCTGTACCTGGATCACCACTCAACAACAGATGCGGGATACTATCATCTTTAATCCATTGCTCAACGATATTCTTTTGCTTTTGATCGACAAAAACATATTCTGCGACAGTTTTAGGTCTGTACGCTTCGACCCAGAGTTTTTTATTCATGCAATAAGTTTAGTTGAATCAGAATACAGTGTCAACTGTTTAGATTTCCTTATCACTTAATGTTAGATCATTTACTGGTTCGTCGCTTATCATTAGAACGTCTTTTGGATCAACTTTACGAATGGTCTGCTCACCATTTTCATCTTCGATCTTAATTCCACGAGTCCAACGACCATGACTAATACAAATATACTGCCCAACCTTTATGCCTTTTGTGTCAGGACCTACAGCATAAACCTTACCCCAACGTGGACGAATACCAGTATTCTTCATATCATCGTTTCTTAAGATAAGACCACTACTAGTGATTCTTTCTCCGAAATACATATCAGACACTATAATAGTGTCATGCAATGCACGAATTTTACCTACTTTGTATGGATTAATATTAGCCATGTTTCTTTTTAATTTCCTCTACTTCTAAATCATCATTAAATTCTGCGTCAAGTTCCAATTCTTCTTTAGTTAATTCTGGTTTAGGTGGTGTTGGTTTAATTTGTGTTTGTGCTGATTTATTACCAACTGTTTGTGCATATTGCTGGCTGATACGGTCAGTGACCGGAACCAATACTTTTCCATTGTGATCTATGATATCACCCCTAGCGTTGGCTTTCATATTACCTACGGCAGGAGTTTTTTCATTCTTTGCCAATAGTGCATTCATGTCAACAGTTTTGCCTCTGGCAGTTTTATAAGTTTTATTACGCATTTTTTGCTCCCGATTTAAAAAATTCTTCTACTGGAAGATCGTAGTATAAGCTATTTATTTTGTGTACCCCTAGCAAATATAAAACAAAACTAGCAACACTACTACCACGACCTACTCCCCAAACAATATTATTATTGCGCATAGTATCAACCAAATACTTTAGATACTTAAGTAGATCAAACATATTGTTATCTTGGTATAGTAATAGTTCTTGTCCGGCACGTTGTAATTCACCATCATTAGTACAGTTGTCCAAAATATATTGTGCTATATCAAGATTTTTATACTCTTCTGGCATAAGCCAAATAGATTGATTGATAGTGTCGAATTCTTCTACAGATACTTTTGGATCTACATATTCTAACAGTTTTGGTTTATAAACTAAATCTAAGTTACTATCAAAATTAATATTACAGTCAGTCAAGACCTTTTGTAACTGTTTTTCTGGATCCAGCATGAATTGTTCACACAAGTCTTCCTCAGAAAAAATTAACTGACCATAGTTATCTCTATGCATTGAAATATTGTAAAGCAAAACTATTGATGTGTCAAGCTTTCTTTTCTTTCCAAAGTAATCCCAATTCTTTCCAATCGTCTTTTTCAAATAGTTTAATTACTTTGTCTTTCTTTTTACTTTGTTTAGATTGGGTGCTAGTCGAATTGTCGTTCCACCAGTCTTTCATTTCGGCAAACTGTGCTGTTTCATCGTAATTGATATTAAATTTGATTCCGGCAGTTAGTTTACTACCGAATACAATATCATCTACGTGTATCTTGCCTTCCATAATTGAATTTAACTTGAGCATCAATACACATGCAATGATCTGATCGTATGGTTCTTCGGGTAATCTTAGAACATTCATCCCGGCTTTTTCGTAATTCTCAATAATCTTAGTTTCTGCATCGAAAACAAAAATACTATTTTCTACACAACTAGTTAAAAAATAGTTCATTCTTTCTATAGCTACGTTTTGCTCATGGGCTGAGTCAGTAAGTATAGACATGTAAAGATTGGCGTAATAATTGTTTATTAAAAAGTTATTTTCAAAATGCACTGCTGCATCAAATACAAAATCTTTCTCTATTCGTGCATTCATATATTATTTCTTTTCTACCTTTATTTGTGAATTGATATTCTGCTTTTTAATTAAGTTATCCATCTTTTTGGAATACTCACTTTTATAGCTTTCGAGCGCCATATTAATCTGATGTATCATTGGACCATTTTGCATTCTATATGCAAAATTTAGCTTTTTAGTTAGATCACCTATTTTTTCTTGCAAATCTTCTAAACTTAAATCTTGAAGATTATTGATAAATGGATGTTCCATGCTTTACCATGATGATAGTTGTACTCTTTTCCAGATATCACTGCCATTATAAAAAGTAGCATCCATACTGGTTGTAACATTTGCAGCTACAGTAGTTAATCCAAATTCTGCGCCGGCAGTACCACCTGATCTAGTTTCACTGATAGTCATAGTATTATTTGTTGGTATTGATTTAACATAATAAACCTGACCAGCTATAATATTTCCAAAAGTTGCTACAGAATTTCCATCTATAAACATCGTGTCAAATACTACAGGCATGTTTACAGTTACACCTGTAGGTGCAATATCTGCACTCATAGTAATAGTATTTGCACCTGCTGTAGTGGCAGTACCATTTAATGCTGTAATTTTAACTGCATCATAATCGGCTGTGCAAACATACAAGTAGTCGGCGTCAACCGCGACTGTGCCTGCAACGTCTCCCAAGAAGCCAGTTGGAGGTGGAGTGCGTGTTTGAATCTGTGCTGTCTGTGCTGACATGTTAACAGGTTCAATATAAAAAGTATTACCGCAATCTAATGTGCTGATTCTTAAATTTAACAAACTAACGTCGTTTGGAAAACTAACATTACCGTTACCACTATAATTTTGCAATACTGTTAGGCCAAAGTTTTTACTGTCATATACTGCTTCAGGTGGGAACTGAATATTAAAATCTGTATTTGATGTTGGGTCCTTGCCTATTTGCAAATAAATTGTTTGTTGAGTCTGTGTTGGGGCCCAGCTACCAAACTGTAATGAAATATTGTTTGATACATTACCATAAAATACATCTGCTAAACTAGCATCGACTAATACAGTTCCTGATAATGCGTTACCTAAATTATATGAAGTACTTCTAAAGCTGCGTGTGCTGGCATTGCTAATAAGTGTATTAGCCATATCGTTATTAATGGCGCCCGATGTATTTGCTAGTGCTGATTTTAATACAGCCTTGTTCTGTAAGTCTGTAATTTCGTTAGCAGCAATATCAAGATTTACCTTGATATTTTGGAAATTATCTCTGAATCCCTGGCTATTATTATTAATACCTGGTACTGGATAATTGACATTTAACGGGTTTGTATTTATTGTACTCATAGTTTATCTCGTACTGTATTTAGTAATACTGAGGATCCTTAGGTAAAATAGTCTTTCTAGGGAACAATACGTAAAAATCTTTACTATCCTGTGGATCTGGAACAGGTGTTCCGCTAGGCAATCCAGTCCAAGTTGGTGGGCTAGTGCTATTATCGTAATTATATGTTAATGACTTATCTACACTAAATCTGTCGATCTTGAAATCGATTTGATTTAGTTTATATGGCCACAAGTTTTCTATATTGGCTTTAATAATATCGCTGTAAGAAATTTCTAAGAATTTGGCAGTCATACGACCGGATGCGGTTAATAATGTATAAACATCGCCGTCTACTGTTTGACTAATTTTTATTTCAGTGTCGCTTACAATTTCTTTTACATAGTAAGTATCATTATTAAAGATATTACCAAAAGTTGTTCCTGTAAAGACGACTGGTTTACCTACTATAAATCCTTCTGTACTTTCAACTACTACTATATTGTCTACAGCAACAGTCTGTGTTGCAACAGTTGTATATGATTGTCTTGGTTTAACGTATGCGATTACCCACGCAGGAGTATATCCTAATGTATTACCATCTTGCTGCTGACTAGTCATCCATGTAGGCAGTAACTTATAATTATATTGTTGTCCTAATATATCTGCTACTTGCTGACGCATGTTAGGTAAGCTGTTTGGATATAAAACTTTAGCATATCCAGGTGTTAGACTTGTATAAAATCTAGGATCGCCCTGGTTAGTAAACAATTGAACTAAGTTCTGAGTCAACAACTTTTGTTTTAATATTGTAGTTAATAGATTTTGATTTCTATCAAACTCGTAACTAGTATAGATATCAGTAATACTTGTGTAGAATGGACCTATGCCTAAGTTGATTAGTGTAGGCCATATTATTTCTTTACTGATACTAATATTTTGTGGGTTAATTAAGTTGTCAATAACTTTGCTATAAACAACTTCATATATTATATTACCTTCTTCATCTTTAGCTACTGCTGTTTCGATTTCACCTAGTGTAATATTTCTCCAATAATGATTTTTAGTTACTGCTGCAACATATTCAGGTAATTGACTTGCATCAATACCATATGCATGTGCGTATATTACATTTTGTGCCTTACCGAAATTGCTATCATCAGGTCTGTATAAAAATTCTTCAGGTATAATATTATTGTCTGTCAATAAATTTTGAATGACTGCTCTATCTTCAAATCCTGGAGTACACTTAATATATAAGTTATCAGTAGGTTCAGGGAATTCTTGCACTACATCTAATGTAAATGTTCTAGTACTAGTGATTAATGGATTATCTACGTTATAAGCCTGCACAGTAAATATAAATGTAGTTTTTTCATTTGGATCTACAATTGTTGTACTTGGTTGAAACGCTGTGGTACCAGTCAAATCTCCGTTTGATTGTAATATTAGGTTAGGAGGCAAATCACCTTCTAATAACTCATATGTGAATTCTACTTGAGATAGTGCTTGTATCTTTAGTGTACTCTTGGTTGCATTATTAATCTCTCCCATATTTTCAGGAGTCAACCAAGTTATAGTTGGATCAATTTCATTTGAAACTGTAAATCCAAAGTTAAAAATTGCGAAACTATTAAAATCGTTTACTTTTCTTACTGTAACCTGAAATGTAAATTGACTAATAGTGCCAATTGGCACTGTGGGTATTCCGTTTATCCAACCAGTTACTGGATCTAAACTTAAAAATGCAGGTGCAGATCCTAGCTGATAGTCTAACGTATCATTATTAAAATCATGACCTATAATTTTAAAATTTAAAATATTGTCACTTAAAAAGTTTCCAATAAATGCAGTCTGACTAGGTAGATATGTTTGTCCTTCTAATGCAACTGAACCAGCTGGTGGTAACACAAAGTAACCAAAATCTTCTGGCAGTGAAACATAATCGAATGTAGGAGGTCTAGTATTATAAATTGTAGGAGCAGGTATTCCACCGCTAACAGTAGGAGCATTTCTATTCTCTATGATTATAGCATATTGATTTAAATCGTCACCTAATTCACTTTGTAATCTTATTGAAAAGTTATAAGTTTTAATAATAGGTTCGTCTTGTGTTGTGGCAGGTAATAATATATCCATGAACCCTACCCCATCACTCAACGCAATTTCTGGTCCATCTTGTGTAGCACTTACTGTAAAAGATAAAATATTAACATTTTTTACATAATACGTTGTATCTTCATTCAATCCACCTAACAATGTGCCAGAAAACTGCACTGGTCTACCTGGTAGAAATCCATTTATATCTGTTACGTTAATTAAATTTGTGCTAGATGTAGTAGATGTTGCTAAAGAAGTTACTGCAGGTAAACTTTTATTTGCTATTGGAGGTTCTGGATAACCACGTATTAATCCATTACCGTTAGGATTTAATTCTAAACCAGGTGGGAGTGTACCCTCTGCTAATGTTAATATTACTTTATTAGTTGATATAGGATTAGTATACGGTATAGCAAATTCTATCCAAGTACTATCTAAAAATGTTAGTGAATCCAATGTAGTTAATTGAGGTATTATATCTCCAGTAATAATCAATGAAAACGTTCTATCGTTTACATGCTGTAAATTATCTATGGCTCTTACCACAAATGTATAGTTTTGATCACTTGTCGCTGTGTTAACAGCCGGAGTACCTGATAAAACGCCGTTTTCGTCTAATGATAATCCTTCAGGTATATTGCCTGATATTATAGAATAAAATACATTGACTGCTGGCAATTGTGGAGAAGCACTAAAATTAATAACTAATGGTATTAAAGCCGGATATACTCCTAACGCTCCACTAGGTGTGTTCCATATTGGAGGAGCATCACCTACAATCTTCATGTTGAAAGTTCTATCTGTATAATTACCTAAATTATCAGTTATACGTACAGTAAAATAATATTGCTGACCTGCTGTTATTGCTAGAGGCGATCCAGTAATAATACCATCAGTGGATAAATTTAAACCATATGGTAGTATACCTGCGACTATAGAAAATGTTGCTGAGGTTGCTGGTGATACTGGATAAGCGTAAAGATATATTTTTAAAGGTGTTAGTACGTTGTGATTACCTAACGATCCTAATCTTGTTACCCAAACTGGATTAGACATGTGCTATCCTCACACATAAGTTGCACCAGTTGTATACCACTGAGTACTACTTACAGCAAAATATTGTAAAGAGGCACCAGCCAAATGACCATATGCAGCATTTGCTGATCCTGCATTAATTGCCGCACCAGTTGGTGGATATACATTTACAGTATTGGCACTAGTGTTTGTAACAATAATTACTAAACCTGCTACTGCTGCTGGTAATTGTACACCTTGACCTGCACTTACTGTTGAAACAACATTAATTTCTTTTGTTAATACAGTAGCAGTACCTTGAGTTGAACCATTAGCACTAATACCTGTACCTACACTTCTTATGTTATAAGATACAACAGAAACGTTAGCACCGCTGATATTGCCAGTTACAGTCAATGAACTTAGTGAACCAACGCTTGTGACGTTTGGCTGAGCATTTGTTGTCAATGTACCTGATAGTAATTGACCGCCTACTGTACCGCTGTTAGCATAAACGTTGCCTGCAATTATATTACCAGTATTAGTCAATACATTTGTTAACTTGTTATAGATTAAGTTAGCTGATGCACCGAATGCACCGGCATCATTGAATTGAATTTGTGTATCGCTACCTGCTGCACCAGCACTACCAGTAGCACCTACTGGACCAGTAGCACCAGTTGGTCCTGTTAGACCTGTAGCGCCTATACCAGTAGCACCTTGAGGTCCTGTTGCACCTGTTGTGCCAGTTAAACCAGTAGCTCCAGTTGGTCCAGTAATACCTGTCGCACCTGTTAGACCAGTTGCACCTATCGCCCCTGTACTACCTACTTGACCACCGCCTGATGTAACTGCTGCATATCCGGTTACTGCTGAATTGAATGTTAGTGTAGCAGCATTGGCGTTTGTAAAAATAACGTTAGGATAATCGTAACGACCAACATAACTTCTATTTGAACTGTCGATTGGTTCGATGTTAATATATTGACTATTTAAATTGTGTACCACTACCCATGTTGTGTTTGCGCTTGATTGAGTGTGTACATATGCGCCACCTATAGCAGTAATACCTGTAGCACCTGTTTCACCAGTAGCACCAGTAATACCTTGTAAACCAGTTGCGCCTGTTGGACCAGTTAAGCCTGTTGCGCCTTGAACACCAGTCGCACCAGTAGCGCCGGCGCCAGTTGCGCCTGTTGGACCAGTTAAGCCTGTTGCGCCAGTAGCGCCTACGCCCGTAGCACCTGTCTCACCAGTAGCGCCTTGAGTGCCGGTCGCACCTTGCACGCCTGTAGCACCTTGAATACCTGTTGCACCTGTTTCGCCGGTAGCACCCGTTGCGCCTTGTGGGCCTTGTATATTACCAACATCATTCCATACACCACTGGCTTTGACCCATAGATCGCCAGTTAAATCGTCAATAACACCATTGCCATCAACTGCGCTTGGGAACGCTGCGTTTAATGTTGCTTGTGGATCACCACCTACTGTAGGAACACTGCCAATAATTGTAACGCTAGTACCTGCAGGTCCTGTTGCACCAGTAATACCAGTTGCGCCTGTTGGACCAGTTAGACCTGTAGCGCCTGTGCTACCTATAGCACCAGTAGCGCCAGTAGCACCCGTTGCTCCAACACCAGTAGCACCAGTTGGACCTACAATACCAGTAGCACCCGTTGCTCCAACACCAGTAGCACCAGTAGGACCAATATCACCAGTAGCCCCAGTAGCGCCTAAACTGCCTGTGCTACCTACTTGACCACCGCCTGATGTAACTGCTGCATATCCGGTTACTGCTGATGTAAATGTTAAAGTTAAAGAGTTTGCGCTAGTAAAACTAATAACAGGATAATCATAACGACCTGCATAGCTGTTACCTGTACTATCGACTGGTTCTACGTTAACATACTGACTGTTTAGATTATGATTTACAGTCCATGTAGTTGATAATACTGATTGAGTATGTACAAATGCGCCACCAATTGCTGTTAGACCGGTTGCACCTGTTAGACCTGTAGAACCAGTTTCGCCTGTAGCACCTGTAATACCAGTGGCACCTTGTGTACCTGTCGCACCAGTAAGACCAGTTTCACCAGTGGCGCCAGTAGCACCTGCACCAGTTGCACCCTGAACACCCGTTGCACCTTGTACACCACTAGCACCTGTGGCACCTGTTGATCCTATAGCACCAACACCTGTGGCACCTGCAGGTCCTGTTGCGCCTGTAGCTCCAACACCAGTAGCACCAGTAGCGCCTAGTCCAGTTGCACCAGTTTCACCTGTAGCACCTTGAATACCTGTAGCACCCTGAATACCAGTGCTGCCTGTTTCGCCAGTGGATCCTTGTACGCCTGTAGCACCCTGAATACCAGTTGCACCAGCTATACCGGTAGCGCCTGTTGCGCCTTGTGGTCCTTGAATATTGCCTACGTCAGTCCAAACGCCGCTAGCTTTAACCCATAAATCGCCTGTTAGTTCATCAATAACACCATTACCGTCTACTGCTGAAGGGAAAGCAGCATTTAATGTTGCTTGTGGGTCTACACCAACAGTTGGTACGCTCCCTATGATGTTGACACTAGTTCCCGCAGGACCTGTAGCACCGTCTGAGCCTGTAGCGCCTGTTAAACCAGTCGCACCAGTAGCACCTGTGCTACCTACTGCACCAGTTGCACCCGTTGATCCTTGTGGACCAGTTGAACCAGTAGCGCCCTCGCCACCAGTTGAACCAGTAATACCAGTTGCGCCGGTAGCGCCTTCTGGGCCAGTTGCGCCAGTTGCGCCGGTAGCGCCTTCACCGGGTGCTACCCAAGAACGTGTGCCATCTACAGTACTTGTTAATACATATCCATTAGCCGCAGGTACCCCTAGATATTTTTCTGTATCTGCTAGTGATACAAAGTCAAAATTACCATCTGGTAATTCCTGTTTGACTTTACCACTTAATAATCTGGGTGTGTTTCCTGACGCGCTATTTGCCATTTTACTTCGTCTCTAGTATGCTTAATGTTAATTTTAAAGTGCTGTTAGCATTTGCATAACAACCTATGCTTTCGCCTTCTTCAATAACTAATTTACCTGATAATAGTCCTGCTGCGTCACCTACAGGTATAGTAAAATCTTTAGCTAACTCTGTGTTGCCGTTTATTGAACTATAAAAAGTAATGTTGCCACTATCAGCAGCACTGATGTTTGTTGCTTGTGCTAGTAGTACAATTGCTGTAGTTTCTGCAGGGCATGTGTATATATCCGTAGGCACAGTTGTTATATTTGTTGCTACTGATTTAAATGTGTTTAATGGTGATGCCACTGTCTTATCCCTCTAATGCTAATATATATGGTGTTAGAACTGCAAACAAACTTTTATCGAATGTTTCACCTTCAATTACACCTGCTTCTTCGCTAATTAATAATCCGTCACCTATTCTAAAGTCACCAAACTGATCAGTGCTTGTGTAGTTTACACGACCGCCGTTAGTTTGATAAATTTCATTTGCTTGTATAGGTACGCCACCTAATCTTGGTGTTGATGTTAAAATATTTGTACCAGTTCCTACGTACTCAAACGTTTGACTACTTGCTGATATCAATGATATTTGTCTAAAGTCTACTGCGCCCGGTGTAGGAGTAAATTCAAGTGTTTCTGCAAATGTAATTACACTTGTTCCACTTACCAATGGAGTTGCGTCACGCACTAAAATAAATTGCGTACTTACACCATCGGTCACTTGAACAGCATCGTTAACTGCAGGTCTTTGGCTTAATCCACTTACAGTTAGTGTAGCTCTAGTGTTACTTACTAATGTACCTGAGTATAGTACAGGACCGTAACCATCTGACCACAATCCATAATCACCGAAACTGTTATTTGAGTTAGTAATTGAGCAAGTACCACCAGTCTCACATTTAACACCTGCTGTACAACAGATTGTAAAGATACTTACTAATTGTGCATAACCCATATTAGTAATGTGTATACCTAAACCACCTTGGTTGAATTGAGTATATGAGTCGAGAACCATTGACTTCAATCCACCTGCTAGATTACCATCTACACGCATGCCTGCGCCAGTAGTTGTAATGCTTGAACAGTTTTGAATATATGGACTTGTTACTATAAATCCTGCGCCAGTGTTTGGGAAAGCGACTGCGGCAGCAGGACTCAAATGATCTCTGAATGTCATGCCAGTTAGATAACAACGATTACGTACCCAGAATATATCCTGTGTTGGATTAGCTGGTCTTACGTTGACTGCACGTAAGTTATCGCCTACAATACTGACTCCTGCACTTAATGATATAGGATTGACTTCAGTATAATCACCTGCTTTAACTAATATAACAGTAACCCCTGATGGGTTGGCTGCTTGTAGCGCATTTGCTGCGGTTACTGCTGAAGCAATAGTTAATTTTGCATTAGTTAAATCAGTACCAGAATTTGCATCATTACCTGATTTGCTTACGTACAGAACGTTTTGTGCATATCCAGCTAAACCAGTAGCACCTTGTACGCCGGTTGCACCTGTTGCACCAAATCCAGAAGCACCAGTAGCACCTTGTGGACCAGTAGCACCTTGACTACCAGTTGCACCAGCTGCACCTGTGCTACCTGATTGACCACCGCCTGATGTGACAGCCGCCCAACCTGTTACTGCTGTATTAAACGTAAGGGTAGTTACATTAGCACTAGTGAATGTTACAACAGGATAATCATATCTACCTACGTAGCTATTACCTGTACTATCAATTGGTTCAACGTTAACAAATTGACTATCTAAACCATGATTTACTACCCACACAGTATTTGGAGTTGACTGTGTATGTACGTATGCGCCACCAATCGCTGTTAGACCAGTAGCACCCGTCGCACCTGTTGCACCAGTTAGACCAGTAGCACCTGTTGCACCAAAACCTGCAGGACCTGTAGCACCTGTTGGACCTGGGCTACCGTATGATACTGAAGCATAACCTGCAATAGCAGAAGTAAATGTTAATACTGCTGTATTATTATTTTGAAAATCTATCTCAGGATAATCATAACGTCCATTTAAACTCTTATTGAATATGTCAATAACTTCAATATTAACATAACGTGCGCCTAAATTATGATTAACAGTCCATACTGTTGCTGGTGTAGATTGAAAATGTGTAAATCCATCGCCGCCTGCAATTGGACCAGTTGCACCAGTGGCACCTACCGCGCCAGCTTCGACTGGTACCCACTGTCCTAATCCTGCATCATAATATTTTAGTACGCTCATAGTATTATATTATTTAGTAACCTTTAAGTTTATGCTATTAGGCATATGTTGCCCCTGCCGTATACCACTGTGTAGTTGTAGGTGCAAGATAAATTAATGTTGCACCAGGACCATGTGTAATTGCTGCATTTGTTGATAAACTGTTAATTGCTGCGCCAGATGCAGGATAAACTAACAAACTATTTGCTGATGTGTTAGTAATACTAATCATCATACCTGCATTTGCAGTTGGTAATACAACTCCTTCTCCTGATGATACAGTTGAAACAACATTCATATCTTTAGTAAGTGCTGTTGCTGTACCTTGCGTTGATCCTGCTGCACTTATACCAGTCGCTACACTTCTGATATAATTACCAGCAAGTGTTAATGAGTCTGTTGTTTTATTGTATGTTAAACCACTGTCGGCACCAAATGCACCGCCATCATTAAATTGTATTTGCGTGTCGCTACCGGCTGCTGTACCTGCGCTACCTGTTGCTCCAGTTAAACCAGTGGCACCAATTGGACCTGTTGCCCCTTCTGGACCAGTAGAACCAGTAGCACCTAATCCAGTAGCACCTGTTAGACCTGTTGCTCCAGTAGCACCAGTTGGACCACCACTTGGGCCAGTAGGACCTGCAGGTCCTGTTGCACCAGTTGCACCGTTTACACCTGCAGGTCCTGTTGCACCTGTTGGGCCTGCAATACCACTAGCACCTGTATCTAACCAAAGATAACCGCTTGCACCCGGAGCAGGAGGTGCTGTTGATCCGTATACAATACCTGCTAAACCTGTAGCACCTGTACTTCCTAATGGACCAGTAGCACCAGGTCCGCCAGTAGCACCAGTACTACCTGATGGACCAGTTGGACCGGTTGCGCCTTCGGGGCCAGTAGCACCTAGAGGTCCAATTGGACCTGTTGCACCCGTAGCTCCGCCTGGGTCGCCTTGTGGACCTGTAGCACCAGTTATACCAGTAGCACCTTGTTCGCCACCTGATGATACGGCTACGTACCCGGTTACTGCTGAATTGAATGTTAATGTAAGTGCATTAGCATTAGTAAAATTTATTGCAGGGTAATCATAACGTCCAACAAAACTATTACCTGTTGCATCAATTGGTTCAACATTAACATATTGATTGTTTAAATTGTGTACTACCAGCCATACTGTATTTGCTGAACTTTGAGTATGTACATAGGTTGTACCAGTAGCACCAGTAGCACCGATTGGACCTTCAATGCCGGTAGCACCAGTAGCACCGATTGGACCAATTGGACCTGTTGCACCACTGTCTTTAGGAACCCAAGTTAGATTACCTGCACCATCGGTTGTTGTAAGAACGTATGTTGCAACACCGCCACCTATCTTTACATTAGATACATCGCCTAGATTTGCTTGTGTAGTTACATCAATATAAGGTACTGTTAAACTATTTGCAATAATAGTATCGTCTAATAAATCGATACCTAAAACTTGAATACCGCTACTATAGTTTGCTAATGTACCTGTACTACTTCCTATACCTACACCAACAGTGTTTGATTGTACTTGTACACGATATACGTTGGCATTTACAACTACGTTACCCGTAGGATTATTGACTGTAATACCTTGGCCAGGAGTTAAATTAACGCTAGAAACACCTGTATTGCCTAATTGTGAAAATAATTCTGTAAAGTTTAATTGTACTTTTTGGAAGGCTGTTCTGATCGCATCTGCATTAGGATCGTCCGGGAAACTACCAAAATCAATATTGCGTTGTGCCATGTCTAATATCCGTTATAATGTATTTATCGTTTTCGGACGAACGGGTGCCCAAATAAAAAATTGCCCGGACTAGCCGGGCAATGTGTCGGGTAAGTTGTTAATACTTACTTCATTAAACCTGCTAGTTTTTTCCAAGCAGTTACATCTTCATCGCCCATTCTTGCTTCTTGACCTGCAATAACAGGGATAGTTGTTTGACCAGTTGACTTAGGCTTGTTTAGACCGCCTGAAATAATCTTAGTCATAAAATCAATATCACGCTCAAATGCTTGATCTGTGCCATCTTTACCTGCATCATTTGCCCATTCGTCAAGTTTTTCTTGTTCGTCTGAAACATCTTCAGCACCGCCTTCTCCTGCATCACCTGATGTTGTCTTATCTGATTCTTCTGATGCTTCGCCGCCGTCACCGCCTTCACTTACTGCGCCGCCTTTTGATGCGCCGCTTAGTGCTAATGCGCTATCAATTTTGCCAGCGTCAGCTTGACTTTGTTCGTAACCTTCGCCGTCATCTTCAGCAACTTGATAAGTTAGTTGATCTTCAGTTTCTACTTCATCAACCATTTCTTTACCTTCGTGACAGCCACATTCGCCTTCTGGCAACTTGTGAACACCACACATCTTCATTTCTGGGGCATCACCATGATCATGACCTTCTTCGTCTTTATAATCTTCGCCACCTGATACTTTTGCTACTAATGCTTTCATATCATCGTGACCGGCAAATTTAGGTGCGCCGTAATCGCTTACTGCTGCTATTGGCTCAACTGAACCAACAACTTCTTTTTCACCACCTAGACCACCTAGACCTACTTGTTTGATGAAGTCTAATAGTTTAGCAGCATCATCGTCAGTAGCAGTTACGCTTACTGAATCGCTACCATGACCGCCCATGCCGTCATTTAAACCTTGGCTCATGTTGACACTTAGACCTTCGTTCAGTAGTTCATCTAATTGTTTGTTTAATGATTCAAATGCAAATTCATCGATTTTTGCATTATAGTCTGAACGATCAGTAAATGTCTTACCACCTACTGTGAACTTCTCACCCTTGTCTGCTTTAGCAAGAGCGGCTGTGAAAGCATTGCCTTCATCCATATCTGCTTCCATTGCAGGCATTGCTTGTGAAGCCATACCAGGAACTGTTGCTGGTACTGGATTTTCGCTAACAACAAGACCGCGATTTGGCATTAGACCATAGCATTCATCAAGACCTTCTTTATAACCGTCATGATAACGCTTGTGTTCATCACTGCCTTCATTGTAACGGCAAGCATAACTATGCTTACTTAAACCATGACTCTTGCCTTCGTGATAGGCTGCTTCTAGTGTATTCATTGCTTCGTCTACCTTCTTTTTCTTTTTGTCGGCTGCTGCCTTCTTCATTGATTCTTTCTTATTACCATCTTTGTCTAGGTCTAAGAAATCAGGTTTTGCCTCTAATACTTTGTCATTGCGACCTGCGCCAAGACCTGCACCATAGTCAGGACCTGAACTTGGTAGTTCAGCTTCATCAGTTTTCTTTTTGATTGACTTAGCAATGTCATGAGCCTTTACAATAGTTGACTTCTTCAATGGTGGTTTATCACCAGATGATTTCATTGCTTGTGCCATGCCAATAGCATATGGATTTTTTGCCTTCTCTGCTAATTCTTCTTCTTTCATAGCAGCGCCTTCGCCTTTTTTCCAACCGCCTTTAGCGCGTAATGCAAAATTGATTTGGCGCATTTTCTTAGCAGCAGGACTGTCTTTATCATGTGGGCTAGATTTTTTCAATTTTGCTAACATTGATTTTAGTTCTGCTACACTTTTATCTTTGTATTGACCTGTTGGATCAACCTTAGCATCACCTGCCCATTTTTCATCAAGTTCTTCTTCTTTGATTTCATGACCTGCTAATGACATTTCACCCTTGCCAATTGACTGTTTGATTTGTGCTGCCAATTGTGGATTCGAAACTGTACCTAGTGTCTTAGTTCCTTGCTTAATTACTTGTGTGTTTTGTTTAGCAGGTTGAATAGTAATTTGTTCTGCTTCTGCAATCATGTTTTTGTCAATGATTTCAAACCAATCTTTTAATGACTTCTTATCTTTCTTGTCATCATATTCGATATCTTTGGCAACTTTCTCGCCTGCCTTTTCAGCCTTCTCGTCATCTTTGCCCTTATGACCTTCATCGTATTCGATATCCTTGGCAACTTTCTTGCCAGCTTTTTCGGCTTTGTCGTCTTTCTCAGCAGTTGATTCTGCTTCTGACATCATTTCTAAAAATTTCTTGAAATCCATTGATATATTCCTCTATTATGCGCTAGCGCCTGTTTTAGGCTTTGCTGGGCGCTTGATATTAGTCATGGGACTTTTATCTCCCATCTTTTTATCGTCTAAGTATGGCTTGAATGGATCAAATGCATCTGGAGTGCGTTTTGCATCGTAAGGTATATCTTTACCTTTGAATCCATCTTTACTTTGATCTTTAATGCTATCTAGATATGAATTGCCATAATCCTTGCTTGCTTTTTTAGCAGCATCACCGCCATCTTCTAATTCAGCGTGAGTTAATACTGGACTATGTTCCATTTGGTTAGCATATTGTTCTTGTTCTGTATTGATACCGTCATCGTATGCTGAATTTACTAGTCTTACCATGTTAACGTTATAGCCCAATAATTGAGCCATTTGTTGTACCATTGGTTCAGTACATGGATAACGGAACTTGCATTTTAATATAGTTACAGGTTCGTTGTGTATGCCAGGAAATCCATATGGATCTTTCTGTATAGGTAATGATTTAGGAACTATTTTCTCAGCAGGGCTGAACTTGTTTAGATTGTATATAAACATATCTATAAAGTTCTTGTCTATTTCGCCTGCAATTTTAATAGTTACATCATATAGATGAACGCTTTCAGCAATGTAATGTTTAAAACTTTTCATATCTAACTTCCCGTATCTAATATTTATCTTTCTTAATTGTTTTTGTTCGTCAATACCTTAAGCAGTTCATTACGATCTAACACCTTGCCTTCGCCGAGTGGTGTAGCTTCTATCTGCTTTTCTTTAGTAGCTTCTTTTTGATCAAGTGCGGCTTTTTTAAGCTGTAGTTCGATCATTTTTAGCTTTTTATTGACTTTTGCTGTTTTAGCAGTTATAGCATGTCCAAGCATAGTACCTGCGACATTGAATATTTCGCTACTATAACGACTATCAACTTGCATACCCAAATCCATTAAATCTTTATAACTTGACTGTGCTAGACCCGCTAATTCATCCATTTCTACGTCAGCTATTTCTAACCCACGTACTTGAGGTAAAGCATTTTCTATCTTTTCTAAATTGTCTAGTGCTTCTTTTGTGACTTCTTGCGTTTGTTCAGGAAGTGGTTCTGTCAATTCATTATTATCAGAGCTAGAAAGTTCGAATAGTTCTTCCAATTTTTTCGTCATACGGTATTTATTTGGATGAACGACCTTTATAGAAAATGTCGTCCTCGGTGATAACTCTGAAAGTTAATCCTGCTTTCTTACAGTAAGCCATAGCAGCTTGCCATTTTGCATGATTGACTGCCACTGCTGCTTTATCTTTAATAGATGTAACTTTGTTTTCAATTAAACTTTGCTTTTTAGGTTTAATTTCGATTATCTCTGCTCTTTGTTTTTTAAACTTATCTTCGTATAACACAAAAAAGTCAGGAACATATATGGTTTGTTTGCCTGTTAATGGATTTCTGTAGGGTATGCTAATTGCTTCGCTAGCCCAACTTATGATGTTTTCATTATTATCACAGAACATCATAAAGGTTAACTCCCAACCTGAACGATATCTAGGCTTGTGGTTGCCTACATATTTCTGTGGGTTTTTGGGAGTAAAGATACCCTGAGCATAGTTAGCCATGTCATTGTACTACGTTTCTTGCTACAGGTTCATTGGGCATTGGTATAGTTGCAACACCATACAATGCTGTTTTTGATCTTACACTGTTTAGATAATAACACATTATACTGTTTAACTGTAATTTATCTTGTGCTTTACCCTGAATGATCTGTAATAAATCAATTGCAGGGACGCCTGATAATTGTGTTACACGAAATAATGATGAAGCTAAGTTGCCTGCAATTTTATCAGTTTCACAAATAGTTTTAAAATATCCATAAACTACATCCCATTCATTTGAAGGAATGTTGAGTTCTGCATTATAAAATGCATCAAATATTCTAACAGTTTGATCTAGTGTTTCTTTTCTATTATCGATTATAGTTGGCATAGAACTATTTATATTGGTCCTCTAGTAGTGACAGGACCTACTTGATTTTTATTTGGACCAGCTATTCCTGAGGGTACTTGAACACCAGCGGTTGTAACTGCACCACCTACATCATCTACAGGTTGCAATTCAGTATATGCTGTAGTTGGATTACCTGCACCATTGTAATAGCCAGGTGTTTGACCGCCGTATACAGGAAAATTAAATCTTGTGTTTCTGGTTGGGTTAGGATTTTGACGGCTATTAGTAATAATATCATATTCAATTTCGCGTCTTAACAAATCTTTCAGATTTACATCTTTAAATGTATTGTATAGTAATCCACCGCGTATTAATGATCCGATTGGATCATTACCCATGTTACCTAACACGCCACCTAAACCATCTAATAATCCACCTCTACCTAGTACAGAACTATTAGTACCTGGTTTCAATAATGGACTCAATTGTCTATCATACCATTCTCTAGTTGCAAAACCTGTAGCGATTTCATCAGGACTTGTACCATCAATATAACCTTTATTATAAAGTACTGTTTCATACTTAATGGTCATAGTATTTTTCATTGTAGTATTTGATTCATCATAACTGTAAGTATCGTGTGCGAACTCAGTAATAATTGGATTAATCAAAGTATACGCAATGAAATTATGTTGTTCAAAACCAAAAATAGTAATGTTATTAAAGAAAGGTAATTTTTGTGGATCAGGTACATTAGGAACGCCTGTCTCACCTATATAACCCCAATCATTCGATCCGGCTGGTAAATTACCATCGTATATATTTCTATATTCTTGTTCAGCGTTGTTATCGCCACGACCGAAACCACCTGCACGTAAGTTACCTACTGCACCACGACCAGCGTTGTATAGTGGGCTACCTACCTTTAATGCATCAGCATAGTAGTAAGTATAATATGCATACCATAATTCATTGATTGAGTTAGCATTATCATCATGAAAAGTAATGCTAATAGGATCGTAGTTGATTGCTGTTTGAACTAAACGTTTACGATTATATTGATTATATTCTTTGACATCAAACTTATAACTAGGAAGTTTGATTTCTTTTACTAAAAGTGAATATTCTGGAATATAGTTTATTCCTGTTTCTTGATTGATATCAAAATAAACGTGGAATAAAAACTTATATTTAGGAGCGTTTTGATACCCGTTGGTTTGGAAGGTTTTAGCGGCGTGTGCGTAATCTCGTAAATAGTCGTTACCGAATATTGATCCTACGAAATTCTTCCACTCGTCGCTAAACCATCCCATTTGATTATTCTAATTAACCAAATCTCTGAACAGTCTGACCAGTACCTGAAGTTAGACCTGTAGTTGTTGCTCTACCTACTGATGCACCTACGCCACTATCAAGTGGTGAGTTCAATGCATTGTCATAACGTATTTGCAACTGTATTGTTACAGCCTGACTTTCAGCATAGTTCAAGTTGTTATAGTTTACTACCTTCAAGAAGCAACCATAGCATTCCCAAACTTCAAGAGCTTGTGGAGCATAGTTACCATTGCCACCATCAAGAATTGTGATATTAGTTTGGAACTTATAGTCTGAACCTGCTGCTGCTGATGCCTGCTCCATAAAGTCAAGTTGTTTCTGCAATTGTTGACCGCATGCTTTTGCAACAGTACCTGAAGCATCATCACGAATATTGATTG